CGCCAACACAATAACAAGCAGTCGCAACGCAAAAAGCAGAGGCGTTAAATGATATTCATCACAGAGATAAATATGATTTGGTGAAATAATATGCCCCCTTAAGGAGGGGTTAAAGGGGCATAAAAGAAGCGGTTTACAATAAAGGAGGGGTTAAAGGGGAACGTAGTTCCCCTTAAGGAGGGGTTAAAGGGCATAAACGAAGTTGAAACGTAGTTCCCCTTACTTAGTTAAAACGCACCGTAATAGAGACCTTTTCGGTCTTAATCGTCTTACACGCCGACACCGACAACTCCTCCCGCTTCTTGCGCGTCTTGTTGTCCCCCGACTCCTCTACATTCTTCTTGGAAATACTATTGCGCGAGTTCATATCCGCCTCTATGGCATCGTAGTTTTCATCAATGTATTCCAGGACCCGGTTATCAATCGCCCATTTGAAGAAATTGAGCTGGCCAATCGTGGTCTCCAAATAGGTTTCGTCGGCATAAGGAATCATGATTCGCTCCCTGCGCGAAAAGGGGTCAAATCGGATTTTGCTGTACGCCTTCAACTCCAATTTATAACTATTGAATACCTTGAATCGCTCCATATTCTCCTCGCCATTATACACAGTACTACACCGATTCTTGGCGGGGATGGAATACACGGTGAAGTTCTTCTTGGCGAAATTGGTGACGAACCAGTCAATGATTCGCAGGGAAATTCGCGATTCGCCGTTGATGATGTTCATCATTTTCTCCATATTTCCGTCGCGGCCGTAGAAGTCCAGTAGATTGTTTAATAATAATTCGTTTTGGGTTTGATTTCGGTGTGCGAGCATTTATAGTTCTATGGACCCAGTTGTTTAAATGCTTTTTCGGGATTTCACTTTTTTGCTACCCGGTTTTCGTCGGTATGTTTTCCTGCGACTTTTATGGGAACCGCCCAAATAACCGTTGCTAATATATATATTTACGTTTTCTCCTTTATAATTAGTATAATTAATCTCCACAGAGCTTGTATTTCCAGTGATATAATATAGTAACTCAACTAGTTTGCCCATGGGCTCTTTTAAAAAAAGTTTTTCTCGTAAATATATTTCTAAGTTGTATTGTTTTTCTTTTAAAATATTTTTTACAGTATTAAAATATGCCTTATTATATCTATAATGAATCTCATTTAATAATGCTATTAACACGTAATAGTATACCATATAAATTGGACTTCTATTCGGTTCTTCAAAAATAGGTTCAAGGGTTTGAAAGTATGACAACGTGTCATTAATTGCCTCTTTATCAGTTTCATTTCTTCCAGTTCCTAAGTTATTAATAAACCGAAGTTCAAGTTTCATATTTTTAAGTGAAGACGTAGCACTTGAAAAAACCCGCATTGGAATTATAAGATTTTTAGTAAAGTAACTAAAAAATGATAAGTATAAAAGGATACGCATTATTATTTGAGAATGTTGTAGTAGGGCTTCTTTTTCAACTCTAATGCCAATTTGTAATCCTTTCGCTATTATATTGTTTGCTGTATCCGTGTACTTAGTGTCAATATCCAATATGCTAAGGGTTTCGTTATCTTTTAAACCTATATTTTCAATTTTAAAATCACGCGCTATTATTTCTTTTTCTTTTATTCTACCGAGTAAATCATTTATGGGGGAAAAAAATGTGTTTCTTAAGAACAAAGGATTCAGATTGTCAGGTGAAGATAAATATTTTTCAAAGTATTTATCTAAACTGTCACTTCTTTCTTGGTATATTACAACATCGGTAATGTGGGTTTTATCAGTTTCTGATATTTTATCAATTTCATTACCAATATATTGTGTTTCTTTTCTATCACGATTTTTTGTTACGACCGCTAAAATCGGTTGTGTAATACTGTCTGTGCCAGTAGAAAGCTCGCGTGTCATTTTGATTTCATCAAATATTAATTCAGTTATTTTTTCTCTTTTATGTATTGTTAGCATGTGCAACGCGACTATTTTTTCTATATCCGGATTTGGGAGTTCAACTGATGCCCAGTTTAATGGTTTTCCATCAATTAATGTATCTATAACATCATAAACTTCTTTAAACGAACCTTCCGCGAAAAAATCACCTGGATATACCCTCTTTATAACGATTGGTTTTTTTGATTTTACCAATTCTTCTTTGTCAAGTGAACGTTTTTTATCTCTAGTTGTATAGGGTATATCCATGCTTTCAGAGTCTATAAGATCCAGGTTCAGAGTTTTAGAACCTTTTTGTATAGGATCTGAATATTTAGAACCCTTTTTTATAGGACTTAGTTGTTTTCTTATGGAAGTATAAGCCATAGACATTCTATATAATTTTACCCATATAAAGATTTGGCACTAAGTAATCCAACGATGACCACGAAATACATCATTCTGACCAAAGATGCCAATGCCCCCGCCGACAACAACGCCGAGAATCAGATTATTTTCGTGAATCGCTCGCTCACTTATTTGATGCCCTCCGTAAATACCGCTTATTATGCCGACCGCGGTCTCTTTGAAAACAATCTCATTGAATGGTGTAAACAGTTTTGTAACAAGGACTCCCTTTTCCTAGATATCGGCGCCCACACGGGCAGTTATGCCATCACGCTGGCACCCTTTGCCGCCAAGGTATTGGCATTTGAACCCCAGCGCCAGACCTATTATGCCTTGTGTGGCGGCGTGGCGCTCAGCGGTGCCCGCAATATCGTGTGCCACGAATACGGTCTCGGCAACGACTCCCAAGTGGGTACGAAAACCCTCCATATTGTGAGTAATGACGGAGGCGGTTCCACTGTGTGGGCCCCACCCGCGGACAAAATCCTTGGCACCGAAGAAATCCAAGTCCGGACGCTGGACTCGCTCAATATCCAAGAACGCATCTCCTTCATCAAGATGGATGTAGAGGAGAATGAACTGTGCGTTTTACAGGGGGGGATGGACACGATTGTTAGGGCGGGATACCCCAAAATCCTGTTTGAGTCCAACAATGAGAACTCGGCGCTGTTCAATTATTTGCGGGATGTGCTTGGGTACCAGATTGTGAAGGTGAGTGGGTATTTCAATATGTATCTGGCGACTATGTAATGCGCAGCATAGAGCGCAGCATTTTCATTTTATACCAGTATAAAATGAAATAATTATTGGGGGGATTTTCTGCGTGTTTTTTTGCCTCTATTACGATTTCTCTTGGAGCCACCTTTATGTCTTGATCTCTTACTACCAGAGGGAGAATCTAGATCTTCAAACTTGGGGTTATTAGAGGAAGAAGCACTTCTCATTGGATCTGAATAAATTAGTTGAGGAGAAGACGACTGGAATTTATTTTTTCCTAGAACACTAAAAGGCTTTGATCTCTTTCTCATGTCTGTTAATGTTTTGCGCAAACTTGAACTCATATCAGATGAACTTGAACGCATACCAGATGGACTGAAACGCATAGCAGAAGAACTTGAACGCATACCAGATGGACTGAAACGCATAGCAGAATCACTTGAATCCGATGGTCTTGAAATCATAGCAGATGGGCTGAAACGCATACCAGAATCACTTGAATCCGATGGACTTGAACTCATATCAGAGCTTAACCAGGAAGGACTTGAATCCGACGAACTCATACCCGATTGACTTGAATCCGACGAACTCGCACCAAATACAGAAAATGCGTTACTACTTATAGCAACGCCTGCGTTATTAGTACTTATTTCACCACCTATCTTCTCAAGAACTGAAACCAGCGTCTCAAGCTTTACATGTTCATCCTTAAATCTGGTTCTCTTAATTTCTTCCCGTACTGCGTCTATCATTTCACGAATATACTTTTTAAGTCGGATCGCACTTCTTGATTCTAAAACGAACTTTGAAAGATCTTCAAACCGTCTATCTGACAAATATTTATCAGCAGATTTGTTCATATTATCATCTTTAATTAACCATTTATGAATAACCTCTTGAATAACACTCAAATGGGCTGGGTTTTCTAAATCAAAAACTTCCTTGGGTGGTGGCGGCGTTGGCGGTTTTTTTGCGATTTTGGGCGCGTCATGTGTTACATTTACCTTTACATAGGTTGAAGCCCAGTGCTCTCCTTTTCCAATTCCTTTTCCTACACCAATATTATATATCATTTCTAAGATTTTTTTAAATTGAGCCCCTTCCAAATTACTAAATCTTTGCGACAAAAATGCAAGGCTATTTATTCTTCCAAATGGCGGAAGAAGATATATCGTTGATTCACGATTTAATGCGTGCGGGTCGCTCAAATCAATTCCGGGTCCAACCGTTGGAAGTGCGTCAATCGCATCAAGTGATCTCACTGGTCTTCCACTTATTTGTATTCTAGAACCAGTGAATAATGTATTTAAATCTACACATATTTGTCTATTCAGAACTTCTAAAATATTATGTAAAGTTGGCCAGTTCTTCAAGTTTGTAATATGATTCTCAACATGTCTATCAAGATCCGCTTTAGTCTGAATTGAATCCAATGCTTTTGTTAAAACCCTGCTATTTTTTTTTCGTTTCTTGACGGCGTCAATCAAATCTTTAATATCTTTGGTCGAAATTGGTTTAAATTCAATAAATGGCTTTTTTAAAGAATAGCATTGTTGTCCTTCTATAATTGCGCCATCCACTATTTCCATTTCTGCTTTTGTGTTTAAAAGCATTGTCAAGCGTCCTAATGATAATTCTTTAACATTGGTAAAATAAGAACCCGCGCCCGCACTACGATTTGCCTCGGGTATTGTATGTGTAACCAAAACCTGTCCATCCCAGGCACGCCCAGATTTATAATTAAATGTTGAAATCGGGATTCCCATTAATGCTGTTCTTTTTGCGGATTCAATATGATCCAGATCGTCTCCATCTTCACTTGGCATAAATGGCAAACCGGTTAACGCGCATATTGATATGGAATCTGGGTCAACCCCTCCTATAATTGATTTCCATCTACGATTACGAATATCATCCCAATAAGGGTCCTCCGGCTGTCTGCTAAAAACTAACCCAGCATCCGCGGTTGCGGTATTTGAACGAAAAGTGGTCGGATTTTTTGCGCCTACCGGACCGGTTACAGTTGTTTTTAATCCCCAGTATTTTGAAAATACATCTAATCCGTTTTTTTTATCATCAAAATCACTCAAAACTGGCGGCCAATCCTCTGTAAGCGGTATTTCACCAAGTTGTTCAATTAAAGTATTTGCTCGTGCTTTACCATCAGAAGAGACACTGCCTCTTATGGAAGAAGAAGCACTAGGAGCAGCAGAACTAGTTTTTTTTTTACTAGAAGACATAGATTATATATATTATATATAATTTATTGGAAAGTGGTGGGGACCCTCTCTATCTTTGGATTCACCCTAAACTATTCATTTCTCATGACGAGGGGCTTACCATTTCCCTCCAGAACCGCCACCCGTTTTCTTCACCATAATATTGTTTCCCTTGGCCTTCCGCTTGGCGTTCGGGTCGTATTCGTCGCCTTCATCATCATCAGTCAAGTTCTTGGACAATTCCCAGAACTCTTTGGACCCCAACTTGTAATCAGGACGGTCTTCGGCCTTGTACCAAAAGATTTGGTCGGTTATTTTGTTGGACTTGGCGTTGTTGTTCAGAACCAACGCACCATAATTCTCAGTAGTTTGATCCATCACCGAGCAAAACGACTCCAGTGTGGGGAACATAGAGGCGAAGTTCTCCCAAATCTTCTTACGATTGGCCAAATAGTTCTCACGCAATATAAAAACGTAGTCTATGTTGGTACGCAGATTCGGCGGAATACCGAGAGGGTATTGCATTGTGATGATTAACATCACCTTCCAGTGTCTCAATTATACCATTTTCATTCAGACATTTCTTTCTGAAATCATTAAATCAATGCTTTTTGAATGGGCATTGCGCTCTCTCGAGTGGGTTTAGACTATATCTTAAGGCATCATTGTAATTGGTTAGATTACTCAACCCCACGGGCATTTAGTCGTTGAACAATCATCATATCCTTACCTTTACGGACGTAGATGACTTGCTGCGGGTTATCTCTATTTTATACCTTTTTACTGTACTTTATGTGATTAGCATAAACCGCGACTCTATTTCTAAAGCCGTTTAGTAGTATAAACCTTCATAGAACTACATGTTCTAAATCAAGACGTCTCCGCAATTTGGACGTGTCGCATATAGAGGGCAACGCCCTAAATACACTAGCCATTCTTTTGAAATGACTTAGGCAAACAATTCACCGTTCATGAACAGGGCGCGCATCAATTTGTCCCGAGCCCACGTGTTGTCATAGAGACAATCATCCAGAATCACAAAAGTGCGTGGGTCAATGGATACCTTCTTATAGGTTTCCATTTCATGATTACACTGTTTCATCACCGCACGCTGGCGTCGCAAGACGTTCTCAATGAGGACCGAGTTGTATTCTTCGTGGATAAAGAGTTTCGGCACGAGTTTCCCGTAAAACCCGTTACCGGCTTCAGTGCCAGAGATGACCGTGCCAATCGGGATATCTTGATGGAAATATAGCAGGTCTTTAACCAAAAATGTTTTACCGGTGTCTCTGCGCCCAATGAGGACAATCACAGGACCCTTGTTTTCTTTTGGGTCAAACGTGATTGACCGCATATCAAACTTTCGTAATTCTAGAGTCATTTAGAAGAAATTGAAATATAGGATTGTTTCATATATTTAAATCACACATACAACGAGTAGGCCAATGTTTTTCGGTCAATGCTTTTCGGTCAATTCTTTTGCTAAATGCTTTTCTTACATTCTAAAAATAGAGGTTATATGTAAATGCGTTGATTACGGATATAAATATTGGTTGTTTTAGGTATATCATTCACATATACGATGGACCCTTTCAAAGTAAATTATCAAAAGGTGAGAATGCCCAATTGAGAAGTAATGGCCAAACAAAGTGACTCCAAGCAAAGCGACTCCAAACAAAGTGACTCCAAGCATTTTATCTGCGACCTAAAGCAATCTGACTCCAAACAGCCCGAATACGACTACAATCCATTCCGCATCTCGGGTCTCCAATCCTACAATCCTCTCTACAATCTCTTCTTCAATATGGATTCCGCAAATTGCCAGAAAATAACACTGAACCACAAATACATCGCCACCAGCTTGGAGACCGTCGTGGATGGCAAAAACGCCCCAATGGATGCCAGCATTTTCGTAAAATCATCGCCTCTGTTGGACCCTCTTCATTTCCTTCGCGGCAAATACGATTTGGAGAAACCCATTATGCGTCAATTGCCCACGCTGGATTCCACACCCGAGACGTGTTTTCCTAAACTCTTGGACCCCAACAACTCCGCGTATGTAGACGGATTCTTCTCCTATCTAACCTCTATGATGTATGAGAACCACGGATGGATTCACGGTGTCCAATATTATGGTTCGTTTCTTGGCGTTCAATCACGATTCAAATACAATGTGGCAGATGACCTGGAGTTCTTAGAGGATTCCGAATACTTTTCAAAGAACATATCCAAATACTTTGACTTGGATGAAGACGCGGCGGCGATATTCAAACAAAAGTCGGGGCCGGGGTCGCGACGCAATCGCGACAAGTTGAAGATCGCGGACGATGAGACAATTGACCTTGGGATAGAGGATTTTGCCGAAGGCTTAAGTCCCTTGGCCGAAGGCTGTGACATCAGTCCCTTGGCCGAAGGCTGTGACATCAGTCCCTTGGCCGAAGGCTGTGACATCAGTCCCTTGGCCGAAGACAACACTCCATCCGTTAAAGACACCGATGACACAAACGTTTTGACAGAGGCACAAGTGGAATATATTTGCGATGAGAGGCGCAGCAGGGCATCTTCCACATCGTCGTCATCCTCTAGTAATAGTTCTATTTCCAATTCATCCAATGAAGGTGCGGAATCACTGAAGTGCGACGAATGTGAATGTGTAGTTTCATCGCCAAAACATATCACAACCGTGGATGGCAAATCCTATTGCGGTGGATGTAGTCCAGAGGGGGATAAAGACGACGACAGTACTGATAGCAAAGACAACGTTGATGAAGATAGCGACAACTACACCGACTTCACCGACGATGATGAAGAAAAGATGTTCGCCTATCTACACGACTTCCCCGTCCAGTTGATTTTCCAAGAGAAGTGTACTGGAACCTTTGACGAACTCTTGGTTCAGCACGCCCTCTCTCCCGACGAAACCATCGCCGCCCTTTTCCAAATCCTAATTATGCTCGCGACCTACCAAAAGACATTCAGTTTCACCCACAACGACCTCCACACTAACAACATTATGTTTGTGAAAACCGACCAAAAGTTCATCCATTACTTATTTGAAGGCGAATACTATCGTGTACCGACCCACGGCCGCATCTTCAAGCTCATTGACTTCGGCCGCGCCATCTACCAATTCAATAGCCGCCGTTTCTGTAGCGACAGTTTCGCCGAGAATGGCGATGCCAATTCGCAATACAATTGCGAACCCTACTTCAATCCGAAGAAGGCGCGTATTGAGCCGAACCCCAGTTTTGACATTTCGCGCCTCGGTTGCTCCCTCTACGACTTCACGATGGACTCCGATTCCGCGGCGCTGAAAAACCTCATTGACGAATGGTGCGAGGACGATTATGGCAAGAATATCCTCTATAAATCCAGCGGTGAAGAGAGGTATCCCGGATTCAAATTGTAC